GTAATGTTCCATCAGTAGTGCCATCACCTTTGATCTGCAACCCAGCACTTGATGATGTTGACACAAAGTTTGTTTTTGCATTTGTAACTGTACTATCACTAGGTGTGCCAATATCCAGTACGTTACCTAACACAAGAATAAAATCTATCGTATCACTAGAGGACAAAGTGCCACTACTAGGCAAGAATGTAATAGTAGAGCCTGACACAGAGAATGAACTTAATGGTGATTGTATGACACCATTTAAAGATACAAGCATATGTAAAGCTGACTCTGGAACAAATGCCACTGAATCTTTAGTAAGGTTATATGTATTTGTGCTAGAAGTAGTAATAGCATCTAGCTTAACATAGTTACCTACTTGTGGTTCTTTGCCTATATATGCCATTATTCAACCTTTTGTGATTCCAAGTATTTTGTATAAGAACTTTTTATTTTGTCTGTATGAACTGCATTGCAAATCGCTTTTACTTCTGCACTTTCATTGCTTGTGTCTGCATTAGGTTCTACAATATGTCTATGAAAACTACGACTTATTTCTGCACCATCTTTCTTTATGACTGTGGCTGTTCTTACATGAACTATTTTATAGTCACCTACAACCTCTATTTTATCTTCTATTGTTTCTTCTGTTAATGACATTTTTTTTCTCCATACTTTATGCAGTTGTTCTATATACTATTGAAGCATCTATATTTGTAGCACTTGATGGACTACTAGCAGTGCTAAAATACCACGCATTACCATCTACTATAGTTGTCCAACCATGTGATCGTGATGAAATTGTACCGATTACATAAACACCAACATCTGAGTCGTTAGTAGGTGCAAAAGGTATCCCCTCTAGCACTGCAAAAGAGCTTATATTTAAACCTGCATTTCCAACAGTTCTTGCTTGAAGATACACTGTTCTACCTATCTTTGTATATTGACCTGTTAAACTAGTAACAGTTCCAGAAATATTATAAGAAGAACTCCATGAAGGTGTCCAAGTTCCTTCTTCATAGTCATCAAAAAGTTCTGATGCCATAGACGCACCTGATGCACTTGTATCAGCAGTTGCACTAAAATCTATGCCATGTCCTGATGCTAATGTTAAATTACCATCTGTAAGTGTCAAACCATTAGCTATAGATGGTGTGTTTTCTATTTTTGCACCAGTAACTGCATCATCTGCAATCTTAGCAGTAGATATAATTCCATCTGTAATATCTGATGATGTTAATGGAACTGTTGCGGGTTGTACTCCTATAAATGGCATATCATCACCTATGTAATTTCTAATATACTTAGTGTAGCATCAATTTTTGCAGAAACACTACAATCAATTTTCATAATATCTGTGGTTTGTAAAACAACCTTTCCACCAGAAAGCAATTCTAATGTTGAGCCACTTGGTATGCTTACATCTTTAGCTAGTAAAACTGTTTCATTTGTTTCTGTGTCGCTTGTATCTGAAACTAGCTGAACATCAACTGTAACCGCTGTTGTGTGGATATTACAAAGCAATAAACCTATAACAACTGTGGTTGTGGAACTTGGTACTGTATATAATGTCAATGGTGTTCCAGAACTGGTCGGCATTGCTCCATTTGTTTTGACCTTAAAGGTATTAGCCATATTTTACTCCCTATCCTAGAGCAATCGCCAAAGGTAGTGCATTTGGATCAGTTTCGGATATTGTTCCTGTAACTGACATTGTACTTGTGATTGCATTACTGGTTATATTAATTTGAAATAATTCAATATTATCTGAACCATCATTTATTTTTACTTTTAAAACTCCGCTTGTTCCATTATCAACCCAAATTGTACCAGTTGCAACAGAACTTGGTGCTGAACTTCCTATGTGTTGAGTATTCAATGCAGACAAAATATTATTCAATTCTGTTCTAAAAGAACTGAAACCTTGATTCGCTAAACTTACATCTGATACTTGTGCCATAATTTTTTATATCCTTTTTTTGTTAACTTTGCAATCCAAATCCCTTTGCAATATAATCAAAGGTTCTATCAACCGCACCGCCACTAGAGTTTGCAAAAGCAATAGTGAACCCATTTACTGTTTTGGAACTGATAGTAAAAACATCACCTGTTGCCATATTTTGTGCTGAAACACCTATAGCGGGTACTTCAAAAAATGGATTTGTAAATGTAACAGTTTTGCTTCCACTTGATGTTGCCAAATTACTTTCCGCAAAAGTTCTTTCTTCCATATTTAATTTTATATCAATTTGTTTAACATTACTAGATGTTTGATTATCGTCATTTGATAATTTTAATCTAAACTTAGCAAATTTAAATTTAAAAGTTGCCGATTGTGTAACGTCTTGAAAACTTGTGCAATCAGCTAATGACGTTGTTGATGTTGCTATTTGAACCCTGTGAAAAGCATGAAGTTGTTCTGTGCCATCAAAAGGTGCTTGTGCTTCATCAAATAACAATGCACCTCTACCACTATCAAAAGTGTCATAGGGATTTTCGGAGTCTAATGTAATACTAGGTTCAATATTTCCATCAAATATTTGTGTCAAAGACAAAGAATTTATAAAATTATAAAATCCTTTTGTATCTCTATTTGTATTATTGAAGTTTGGATTTGATGTAGTATCTGTTCCACCAAGTTCAAAATCACCTTCTACACTATCAAAATTTCCTACTGTATCATCAAAGTTTGTAACTGTATCTAGTGATAATATTGTATCACCAGAAGGGTCTATTTTAACTGTTAATGGAAATGAAGTATCCATTTGATCTAATGCAGTTAAAACATTTGGTGTTTCTGTAAATGTTGAGATTTGTTTATATGCCTGTATTGCAGATACGTTTGTAGTAACAATAGTCGCTTCTGCTGAACTATTTCCATTTTTATCAACTGCTTTTATTAAGTATGAACCAACTCTAGCGGGTACTATTGCATTATCACATTTTCTTCTAGGGCATCTTACAAGATTTGTTGAATTTATCCAGTTTGCACCAGTTGTTACATTTTGAAACCTTATTTCATAAAAAGATATATCCAGATCACTATTTGCTGTTGGTGGTGTCCATGTAAGTTTCAAATGGTCTTGACCATGAAGTTCAACCGCAAAATCCTCAACATTACTAGGTGGTTCAACCCCACCAACTATTGCCCTTGTGGTAGAAATAAATGTGCTTTTAGAGCCTATTGTATTTACTGCCCTTACTCGAACTTGATATGTTGCACCATCTATTACGTTAAGATGTTGATATTGCAGTATTTTTCCTACTGCTATTTCTCTAAAATCATCACTTACAGCATTTCCATCTGGGTCTAATGTTTGTTTTATTTGTACTTCATAATTATCAACAAAAAGGTCTGTTGAAGCACCTATGGTAATCAACAATCTTGTTATTACTATTCCATCTGCATATTCTATCAATTCATCTGTAAGGGTTATACTAGCGGGTGGTAAAACAGAAAATGGGTTTGGAAGTGTGGTATCTGGTATAGTCGCTACTTCTTGTTGTGTGCCAAAAGTATAAAAACTATCTTGATGTTCTGTGCATTGTAAACTTACAGAATGATCGGCATTTATTGTCATTCCCTGTACTCTAAAAGGTTTTGCAGAAAATGCGGGTGTTGCATGGGTAATATTTACTAAATCACCTATAGCTAAATCCATTGCTGTTGCATCTGCTTTAAAAGAAACATCTAAACTTGTTCTTGATCTTCTAAGAATGATTTCAGCCATTTCCTGTGCTTGGTAAGGACTTGTAAACATTGAAAAATCAAATCTACCTTCAAGCAAAAGACCACCATCTGCTGTTTTCATATTAGCGTGTTGATCTGCACTTGCTAAACCAGTTTCATCAACTGGCGGGAATTGTGCTGTATCTGATTGAAAGTTTTTATCTGGGTTGATAAAGTTTACTATAACCCTGTTATATCTTGAATTTTTGTTTTTACTTTGTATTGATATTCCACCGATAATATTATCTTCTGTAAGCGTAATAGAAGCTGAACCTGTGCTTTCAACTAATATATTATACTTACCCCCAGAAAAATTTAGATATGACCTAGAACCCCTTACAAAGTTCTTTACGTTATCTATAGCTTTTACAGAAGTATCAACAACAGTATGACTATCCATAAGGTCAATCTGACTTGCACCGCTGAATGGGGTTATATTTGTATCGCAAACATCTGTTGCGGTTTGCCAATCTGCAAAATTACTATCAAAGTAACTATTAGGTATTCCCATTCCAAATCTTTCATTTCTCAAATAATCAAGTAATTGTAATATTGGATTATCGGAATATTCCCATGTTGTACTAGTGTCTGCTCTATGGCTACCCGAACCGCCAGTAAGCGTTCCATCTAAATTAGGATTATATACTTTTCTTCCCTGTACTATGGCTTGTACTTGTGGCAAAGAGCCAAATTTATCAGCGTTCCATTCAAATCTAATTGCAAGATATGCTAAACCTCTTAGCCTGTGGTTTGATGTCCATGAAGTTAATGTAGATAGTAAAGTTGATGCGGTTTGACTATCTGTCCCAAAATGTGCTTCTACAGTAATCAAACTTGATTCATCAAAAAAGTTTACATCACTACTGGCAACAGTTCTTTGTGTACCATCTGTGAGTGTTCCAGACAATGTA